AAGGATAGAAATAAGTGGAGTTACATATTTTAATCCCAATAATATTAGAATCTAATGTCAAGTACTGTCTCTCCATCAGGAGAGTTAGGTAGTAACAAACCGGGTTCTTACGAAGATGTAATCAAAGGCTTTTCAACAGCCCTAGACCCGCTTCTTAAGGTCGCAACAGAATCATACAAGATTCTTCTAGAACAGAAGGCAACCAACGCAGGCACCGCAAGCGGGCCAGCAGGTGGTGAGCCAGCAGTTACTCACAGAGAGGCTAAGTCTGAGGCTCCGAAAGAAGTTCCAGATGAGAAAGCTCCTAAAGTATCTGAAGAAGATGAGGAAGAGGATGATGTGGACGAAGAAGAAATTCGTGCGGAGGCTAGACGTATTATTCATGCTAGAAAAGCAGCTCGCGTAGCAATGCGCCAGAAGCTTTCTGCAAAGAGAGTTAATCTAGAAGCTCGTAAACTTGTTGCGGAAGAGGAAGAAGAGGCCAAGAAAATGGAAGAAGTAAAGAAACTAGAGGCTTTGAAGACTCGTATCGCAGATGTTAAGAAGCGCGTAGAAGAGGCTAGAGCAAATCGTGAAGCAAAGAAAAAGATGGAAGCATCCGGTAAGGGACAAGTTGGAGCTATTCAGGAGGAACAAAGAGTGGGCGGTACTGCAACAGCAGAACAAATGCCGAACTACTTTAAGGAAATCGTGACAGCTTCAGACAGATTCAAGAGTATGGGTTTATTGTCCGGTTAAATAGATGTAGAACATGGGTTCAGCAATTCCACAGGCTTATGATAGTAACGGCCCACTTTTCAGCGATGAATTTGAGCTTACTTTCACAGGTTCTGGAACATTAGCAGTAGGAAACTCAGTAACATTATCGGCAGCTTATACTGTAGCTACAACTACAGGCACTACCTCTTTCTTCTTGGGTGTTGTTTCAACATCTGGGCAGTTAGCGGGTGCTGTTAACGTTGTAGTTAGAGGAGTAGCTGGCGTTGTAGCGGATGGTGCTGTTACGGCAGGCCATTTTCTTACACTGAGCTCTACAGCAGGACAGGTACACGATGGTGGAGCTTACACAAGCTTAACCAACGGGTCTCTTCCAAGAGCTATAGCTCTCAATTCTGCAACTACACAAGGACAGGTTATTAATATCCTATTATTCTAGTGAGATAATAAATGGCAATGACTAGAGAAGTCTTCCCGATTACAACTCAGGGAGCACTATTCTATCCAGCGTTAGCTCAGAGAATTGTAGAACTTACTATGCCTGCTCTTGCTTTGAAACCTCTGTTGCAAGACTTTTTCATAAAGGTCGGAACGACAGCAGCTATTCCAAAGCAGAAAGGACAAAGAACCACAGCAATTATTGGCAGAACGGCAGAAGGTGCAGAAATTCCAATGGACTTTACCAACTACTCAGTTATTACGATTACTCCATACAAAATCGGTATGCGTATTCGTGTTACGAGAGAATTGATTGAAGACCAGATTGTGAATATCGTTGAAGACCAGTTGAGACGAGCTGCCCGAAGAATGATTATGACCATTGACCAAGACGTACAAGCTGCGATAAGCAACTCTGTATTATCTACACAGGTCAAACCCGCAACAGGTACTTCAGTGTACATTGATGGAACGTCATCTTCACTCGCAGGTACAGTCGGAATCAACGACATCACCAACGCTAAACAAATCATACAGAACAATGCACTTGAGCCTGATACCTTGGTAATGAATCCAATTCAGCACCAAGACTTATCTTCGTTGCCTCAGTTTGCAGCTGTTCTTCTATATGGACAACCAGTCTATAAAGAAGGTACAGGTACAGTAGCAAACCCGCCAACGCTCTATGGATTAAAGCAAATAGTAACACCAAACGTTCCAGCCGGAACGGCTTTCGTATTAGCAGCTGCGGGTGCAAACCTTTCAGCGGCCTATGCGCCTCTTGGTTACTTCGTAACAAAGAGACCGATTGCGGTAGATGTTTGGCCACAACCTATTTACGATGCTATAGATGTCGTGGTAACAGCAAGATATGCGCCAGTAATTACATATCCAGAAAGCATAGTATCGCTTACTGGGTTGAGAACCTCTTAGAATCAATCTCAGGATTGTTACTAAATAATTCTCAGGAGCAAAGTCACAATAAGGCTACAG